GCAGACCATCTGTGTTTACGAACAACTTCACCATCGTCATCTAGTATTGCATAGCTAAACGGAATCATATTGCATTATCCCATACATTGCGTTTAGGTGCATTGTCATCTTCCCAACGTTCTTGATTGATGTATGTTAATGGTGCTGGATTAAAACCATCTTTCCATTGTTTACTTTGCTTCATAGCTTTAACATGGTTAATGATTCTATCTGCAATATTATCTAAACCCTTTTTACCCCATTTATCCATACATGGTTTTTTACCTACTTTTCTATTGACTGGAAACTCTTTCCAAAAATCTTCAAATCGCACAATAGATATATTATTATCTTCTCTTATCTTATCTGGGGCGGAACTCGTCTGCCCATTGTCTGCACTTTGGGCGGAACTGGTGCAGAGCCAATCTGATAAAACTTCTAACATATTGATTATATAGTCTTTATCTTTACGCAATCTAAATGCTATAATATCAACACTAGGTAAATTGCCCTCATCTTGACTAGCTAAACACCATAGTTCAAATAATGTTGCTTTTTGATCTGATGATAGCTGAAACCAATCTAAATTATTTAAAATATCTCTACCATAAATCTTAAACCATGTCATCTCTTTACGATATTTTGGATTAGATGTATTGTAGTAATTAAACTTATCCCAATTCTTTATTCGCATTATTTTCCCCTTGTTTAGCAAGAATATCTTTAATCTGATATGCACGCAACTCTGGAATAGGTTTATCTAAATTTTTAGACCAATGTTGCACAGCCTGTCTAGTTAAACCCAATGCTTTAGCCATTTGGTATTTAGTTTTAAAATGTGATACAGCCTCTTGATACGTCATTTTTATCTCCAGTTATTTAACGTAAAGGCATATTAACATACATAAAATTTATAGTCAACTAATATAAAAGTCGGATAAATACCCCCTATTAAAATAGTTGTTGACTTTTAAATTAACTAGGAGTATAGTGTCTGCTCTAGGTTAGGAGTAGATATGAACGTAGATAGATTTATGAGAATAGTAACAAATGAAAGATTGCAAAAAAAGTTTACACAAAAGTTTTATTTTATGGTAAAGTGGTATTTAGTAATTTTTTGGATATATATAATATGGCATCTAATTTAAGAAGAGTATCAGAAATATTGCATGACATGGTAGAAGACTTTAAAAAATCAAATGACGAATGGGAGAAACGTTATGGATCAACAGATGTATTACGATCAAGTACTAATGGAACTAGAACAGATGATGCAAAGACTTCATCAGTTAGAACAGAGTGTGGAAATTGTGAACAACATAAAGGAGAATGAGAATGAGCGTTTACAGTAAATTAAATCAAGCAAGATTAAAGTTACAAGATGCAAACTTAACAAAGTCTGGGCACAATAAGTTTGCTGGATATAAGTACTTTGAACTAGGTGACTTTTTGCCTGCTATTCAAAAAATATTTGCAGAACTAGAATTATGTGGCATTGTGTCTTTTGGTCAAGAGTTAGCAACATTAACTATTACTGACATTAAAGACAATTCTAAAGTAGAAATTACAAGCCCTATGTCTACAGCAGCTTTAAAAGGTTGCCATGAGGTTCAGAATCTAGGTGCTGTGCAAACATATATCCGTAGATATTTATGGGTAGCTGCTCTTGAGATTGTTGAGCATGATGTAGTAGATGCAAGTGCTGGTGCTGCAACATTTAAAATGAAAGATACTAAAGCAGAGGACTTTATCTAATGGAACAACGTTCAGAAGAATGGTTTCAGGCACGACTAGGCAAAGTTACAGCTAGTCGTGTAGCTGATGTATTAGCAAAGATTAAAAGTGGTGAGTCTGCATCTAGACGTAACTACAAGATTCAACTAGTAAGTGAAAGACTTACAGGTGAAAAGCAAGAAACATATATTAACCAAGCGATGCAAGATGGAATTGACAGGGAATTCTATGCTAGGGAAAGATATGTGCAACAACATGGTGAAGTGGAAGAAGTAGGATTTATTCAGCATCCTACTTTGGAAGCTGGTGCTAGTCCAGATGGTTTAGTAGGTGATGATGGATTGATTGAGATTAAATGTCCATTAGGCACTACACATACTGAAACATTAATGACACAAGAAGTTCCGAGCAAGTATATACCACAAATACAATTTCAGCTATTATGTACAGGTCGGAAGTGGTGTGACTTTATAAGTTACAATCCTATGTTTCCAGAGCATTTGCAATTGTTTGTGAAACGTGTGGATGCCGACCCTGTATACCAAAAAGAACTAGAAGTAGAAGTAGGTAAGTTTTTAGATGAGGTGAACGATGTAATCAACAAACTTAAGGAGATTGAATGAGACTAACAGAGGAACAAAGACTAAAACTTATGATGGCTTCTAGTGGTTTAACGCCTAGAAAGTTTTGGGATTTAGGTGAAGATGGTCAAGCACCTTACATGGAAAAACTTCATGCAGCAATAGATGAAATACTAGAAGCTAATCCAGACGCATTTAGAGGTTCAGTAGTAAAGAAGCATTATACTAGACGTAAAAACGCAGTTAGATAACTTAAGGAGAAAAGCATGGCAGAACAAAAGTACGATAATACAAACACCTTTACATTGTTTAAGAACGATCAAGGTGACAACCCTAAAAAACCAAACTACACTGGAATTTTAAATTCTGAAGGAGTTGAGTTTAGACTTGCTGGTTGGATTCGTGAGGGTAAAAACGGTAAGTTTATTAGCGGAACTATTCAGTTAAAAGACGGTGATATTAAACCTAAAAAACAAGAGGTAGATGAGGATGTTCCTTTCTAGGAACACCCTCTCTAAATGTATTACTTATTCATTACATACATTGTAACTTCAAAGCCGAAACGCATTTCAGTAGCAGCTGGTTTTGTCCACATGATTATGTCCTTATTAAAATCCAAGCGAATTAGCTTGTATGTATATTGTGACCAATAATCTGTGTAATAGCAAGTAATAAACATTTATTTTACCCTAATGAAAATACGGAGACATTATGGATTATGATGACGATATAGTGGATTATGATGACAAAAGCCAACTATCAGAGCTTCCAGAAGCCAAGCTATTATTGGCTATGCTATACCAGACTATCAATGACGCACTTTATGAGCCTAAAAAAGTAAGACAAAATGCTACAAGTAGATCTGTAACAACTTTAAAGTCTAAAAACAAAATAGCTTTACGAGACAGGATTGATGCTATACAATGGTTATTTGATGATAATGATGTTTATGATTTATGCTGTGAATTAGCTGGCATGAGTAAGTATAATATCAGAGAAATGATTATTCAAAAACTTGGTGCAGCACAGATACTACCTTTAGTACATGGATTTTATCAGCCAAATGGAGATTAATGCTTTAGAAGCAGATATAGCTTGTTATGCTACAGCTGTATATCATGAAGTTAATAATAGATCATTAGAGGAGAAATTAGGTGTCATTAATGTTATTCGTAATCGTGTCAAATCTGGTCGCTGGGGTTTTGATGTATGCTCTGTTGTTTATGCTTCTGGGCAATTTATTGGCGTTACAGACGAGAGCCATAAGAAGGTTGATAAAAAGACGTATCTTGAAACGAAACTACTGGTGCTTGATGCAGTTGTATTTAATAAATATGCTAACCCAGTTGCAAATGCTTTATACTTCCATGACGACTCGATTATGCCGAAGCATTCGTGGTTTGGTTATAACAAAATTACTCACATAGGAAGGATGGTATTTTACTGATGAATATTTGGTCTGAAAATGATATATTTGATGTATTTCTTATGAGATATGTAGATGGATTAACTTATAAAAAAGTAAGTGAAAAATATAACATTTCTCAAGAAAGAATTAGACAAGTTACTTTAAAAGCAAAATGGATTTTGCGTAGAAAATATAACATTGAAATACCAATGTTAGACAATGGTGAATACTAATGAAACCTTTAGCATGGCTTGTAGAAGAATTTGATAGCACAGGTAAACTTGTATGGTCTGGTCTTATGACTTCAGAGCCTACAGAACTTTCATGGTTTAAAGACCTTAAATCTAAACTTCACAATGTCACTATAACACCATTGATACCAGACACTAAAAAGATTATTAAAGTTACTAACACAAAAAAATACGATAGTAAAAAATTAACGGAGGCACATGGTGGACTATAACCCACTTACACAAGAACAAATAATTGATGCTTATAGTAAAGTTTTTCCAACTAGATATGAGCCAATGACAATAGAAAGAATGATACAGTTTGCAAGAATTATTGAACAATTACATGGGATAAAATATGAAGCCTAGTTTATTTATAGCAACACCAATGTACGGAGGTTTGTGTTACGGCACATATCTAGAATCCATGCTTAAACTACAGGCATGGCTTATATCTAAAGATATAGACGCATATTTCTCATTTCTTTATAATGAAAGTCTTATTACTCGTGGTCGTAATACACTTGTAAATGATTTCCTAAAAGGTGATGCAACACATATGATGTTTATAGATGCAGACATTAGTTTTGAGCCAGAGCACTTCTTTAAGATGCTAGATGCTGATATAGATATTATCTGTGGTGTATATCCAAAGAAAGAAATAAATTGGGCTGGTGTTAAATTTGCTATTGACAAAAAAGTTCCAGAACATCAACTGAAATACTTTACAGGTGAGTATGTAGTGAATCTAGTTAATGAAACTGATCTAGTTCCTACTGATAAACCATTTGAAGTTAAACATGGTGGCACAGGGTTTATGTTAATTAAACGTGAGGTATTTGAGAAGTTAAAAGACAAATGTCCGTCATATATTCATAACATGAATGACACTAATGATAACTCTGATTTAGGTGATAAGATCACTGAATACTTTGCAACAAGTATAGATGAAAACAATCATTTATTATCTGAAGACTATCATTTCTGTAAACTTGCTCGTGACAATGGTATTAAAGTACATGGTGCAGCATGGACACAGTTAGTCCATACAGGAACTTATCAATATAGTGGGAGATTGGTATGACCAAGCCATATATCAAAGTAGTAAGTATCAAAGATACAAAAGAAGGTGATTGTAAATTAACTTTAGATATGAACCAAGCAGGTAGAGAAGTTATATTGCAAGCAGGCATACAAAAAGCCCTATCAGATTACATGGTAGAAAACTCAAAGAAACTATCGTTTTGGAATAAGCTACAAATCTGCTGGAGTATATTGACATGAGAGACCAATTAACTAAATTCAAAACTAGGCTGGAAAAAATAGGTATAGATGTAACCTTTGCCGCAAATTATCCTTGGATTTATTTTGATACTATTAATGGTAAAGAAGTTACAGGAACATTTCATGCTGACCATGGATGGACTGCATTTTTTAGTCCTGTTACCCTACATGGCAAAGTTAAATTTAGTGATAGACGAGAAGTATTTAAAAAGGTAAGGGAGTTTATAAAATGAGCTGGAACTATCGCATCATTAAGAAACGTTTAGCAGATATAAAAGAAGATTACTACTTTTTATCTGAAGTGTTTTATGAGCGTGACGGTACTCCAATGGCATATGCAGATGAGATTGAGATATCAGGATATAATAAAGATGAAATTATAACTGTATTAGAAATGATGCTTAAAGACGCAAAGAAACATCCTGTAATCAACGAAAAGGAGTTCTTTAAAAATGATAATCCCAAATGACATGATTAGCCATGTAGGTAAAATATTTCAGGGTGAATATGCTATAGAACGTATGGGTAAAAACCCTTATATTATAGACATAGGTGCTAACGTAGGTGGGTTTGCAGTATGGGCACATGAATACTTTGATAAGCCAATAATAGATTGTTATGAACCTATAAAAGCAAATTATGATTTATTAAGACAGAATACAGCTGGAACTGATATATCCATTAGAAACTTTGCTATTGGTAAAGAAGATGGTGAACGTATGATGTACTATGGATTGAATAACTGTGGTGAAGCTAGTATGTTTCAAGGTGAAGAGCAAAGACCAGAAGGTGAAATGGTTAAAGTTATGTCTGCTAAACACTTGCCAGAGTGTGCAATCATGAAGATAGATACAGAAGGTGCAGAGATTGAAATACTAGAAAATTTGACTGTGCAGCCAGTAGTATTTCTTATAGAGTTTCATAGTGCATGGAATAGAAGGCGTATAGATGAAATATTGTATGATTATACCTTGATTGATTGTACAATGCGTGGGTATAATTACGGTATTTTAAAATACTTAAGAGGTAAATTTTAAAAGGTGATATTATGGGAGCACCAAGAATTTATAATCAAGAGTTAATAAATGAAATACAAGCCTTTATAAACTCACCACAATGCAGAACTAATACTGATGTTAGAAGACATTTTAAAATGAATGGCATTAAATTAAAAGAATTAGCAGCACAAGGCTTACTTAAACTTAAGCCTACATTAAGTAAAAGTATGGTAGCAAGAATTGGTAATGAAGCGTATCGTATTAAAAAATCTTTAACAAAGGAGGTAGTAGATGGACAACGTAAATCATCCGAAGCATTATTTGGTAGGGGGGTTGGAAGCGATAGATATTATAGCGAGTCGTTTGACTAAAGAGGAGTTTATTGGTTACTTAAAAGGATCTAAACTTAAGTATGATTTAAGATATCCATTTAAGGGTAGACCAGAAGAAGATTTAGCTAAATCTGAATGGTATAAAAACAAGTTGGTAGAAGTAATGCGTGATGAAGAGGCTATTAATCCTCCAGAAGTTACTGCACAGCTACAAAGACTTGAAATGGTAGATGATTAGCATTAAAATAAAAGATGAAATTGTATCCCATTGTAGAAGTATATTAAAAACAACTAATTTTGGGAAAAGAGGTATTGCTGATGGTGATGCCTCTGAACAATTAAGAGGCATTGTAGGTCAATCAGTTGTTCAAGACTTACTTGGTTTGCCATTAATACAAGATGCTAATGGATTTGATGGTGGTATAGATTTTACATATAAAAATAAAACTTATGATGTAAAAACTATGGGTAGAAACTGTGATCCTAAACCTTATTTTGTAAATAATTTAATAGGTATGCAAGATAAGTATAAAGTAGACAGATATATATTTTGTAGTTTAAATCGTATTAATATGACTTTAACAATATGTGGATGGATAGATAAAAAAGAATTTTTACAAAAAGCTAATTTTTATCTAAAAGGAACTGTTAGAACAAGAAGTGACAACACTACTTTCGAAACAAAAGCAGATCTATATGAGATTAAAAATACAGATCTACATAGCTTTAATTTAATCGTCTAAATCTGGAATTTCTGAATATACTGATAAACCATCGCCACTAATCTCTATGTGGCTTCCGTCATCCAATACCAGAATAAGTAAGTCTTCACCGTAGTAGGCTTCTGCTTCTACTATTTGCTTTCCTACAATGTGCTCACATAACTTTTCTAAATTCATAATATTTCCTATATGCTGATAACCGCTTCTTTTGCTACTTTTTCTGATTTTACTGCACGAGACCATGAGCCACATCCTTGACATTGAAAGCGTTGATAAACTCTAGACAAACTAACTTGAGTGCCACGTTTATTTAATTTGCGTGAACCGCAATTTGGACAACAAGTATTTGCGGAATACGCATTATGATTTGGATGTGATTTAATCCATGCTTTAAACTTGTCGTACACTTTCTCTAGAAGAATAACATCGTTCTTATTGTATTCTTCCATAGTCTTCCATGCCTTACGATCATTATTCATACACTTGACCCATAAAGTATGACCTTCATGTTCAGTCTTGCTTCCTAATCCTAAAGCTTGTGATACATAGTCTAGTTTGTTAGAAACAAATCTAAACTGTCTTCTTGCTACTTGCAATAAATCTATCTGTTTAACAGGTGCTGGAGGGTTCATACCAGACAATAAAAATTCTTTCTGTAGGATAGGTATATCAAACCTAGATCCATTATAATGCACTACGGCATCAGCTTCGTCTAATAGTTTATGCACTGACTCTAACATCTTTTGCTTGCCAGACTTCTGAATTGAGTCAAACATGATTTTAGATTCACCATACCATTTAGCAGCATAGCAAAGCGTATAAGATGATTCTAATAGCTGATTAATTGAAATGTTCTGGTCGTAGATACCCCACACATGAGCCGTATTGGGAGATACCTCGATATCAATCATTAAAATTTTCATAGTAGTCTCTAGTAATTAGATACACTATTATATACTAGATATCCTAATAAAAACAGTAATATATACTTAAAATGATCTATTGCACAAAGTATATCGCAGATAAAATAATCTAGCATATTTTAATGGTAGCTGTTTTAGCTTTCTTTAGTTTGTCAAAGAACTTTTTATAAGCTACTCTAGAGTTTCCAATAAAGTCTTTACCTGCCCATGTTGTGCCTAGTAATATACATCCGTCAGTATGTGCAGATGTGTTACCTGCATGAATACGAACACCTTTAAAGTTAGGAACATTAAGTATGTGTGGCATGTCTTGTTTAAAGCGTACAGATGCGTCTATAATGATTTTATATTCACCAGTAGGTATAGCAGTCTTGCCCATGACTTTAGCACCATTTCTAACTGCATCTTCTAGCGTATAACACTCATACACACCATCTATATACATTTTACCTATAGTATGTGTATCTTTAAACTCAAATCGCTTTACTTCAATCAACATATGAATTGATATATTCCAATGCGTATGTAAGTGATTCCATTGCCATCATAAATGCTAGAGAGAATCCCATAGCAATAAATAATAAAGTAACAACAATTAATTTAAGAAACGATAACCCAATAAAATTCATAAAATGTAAGATTATCATTTAGCACTCTTTTTAATGTGTAATAGTGAACGTTCACCGAATAAATAGAAACCAACTGCACTTGCAAAGTTATCTACTTCAGATGTTGCTGTACCGTTAAGGTGCATAGTAGCCCATGTTGTTAAAACTAATAAGCCAATAGCTGGTCGCATAAGTCTGATAATAGCTTCTACCCATAAGTATGATGGGTTACCACCACCAGCTTCATTCATAACTTTAAAGAATTCTAGGTCAATTTCTTTCATCTTGACATATTGTTCTATCGTAGCTGGTTTAAATTGGTCAGGTGCAATAAACTTATTTATAAGTGATTTGCCTAAATCTACAGCGACTGGTGCAAAAGCAGATAATATTGTGATTGGATCTATGATATTCTCCTTATAGTTCTTTAGGGTCGTAGCCAAGTGTGTTAGCTACTCTCTTTTGTAATTTTAAGAATAAACCTTTGTGACTTGTATATTTCTCTGTTTTAGGGGATTCTAGATAGCATATCATGTGGATAATTTCATGACAAATAGTCTTAATTACAGTATCTAAATGTCCACACTTTGCAGTTGATATAGTGATGATATGTGGTTCGCCTGCCTCTGGTGGCTCGTATTGTCCACAGATAGTATCGTCATGCACTACTACGAAGTCCACTTTAGATGCTGGTGGGAGTTTATATTCGTCAAACACAGGGAATTGTATAAGTGTGTCATACAAGTTCGCTATATTATTTTCGGTTATAAATGTCATAGTGTTGAACGTGGGCTAAATAGTTGTGGGTTATATACTGCTGTAGAGTCTATTTCAGGAAAGTAAATTAAGACAGATGACATACCATTCACATCATCTTTACGCCAACAGCCTTCGTGGTTAGCTTTTCCTTTTTCAGTAGCGTATGCAGCATAAGGATAGTTTCTTAAACCCATCTTTATAAAGATACATTCTTCTGTAGTAAGCACAACTTCACCTACATCTGTTTTCATAGACATTTCTTTTGGAAGTTCTTTGCTATCCGCATAGTCATATAAAAACAACCATAGCAATACTAAAGTAACTGCCATGAGGAATTTTTGCATTTTATTTTCCTAACCAGTTGTGCATAACGAATGTAAATAGTCCGCCAATAAATGAAGCTATAGTCATGCCTGCCCAAAATCCACCTTTGGATTTATTAGCAAGGGCTAGTAGTTCATCCATGCCTTGTTCTAATTTGTCTATTTTCTTTTCCATTTGCTCTACTTGAGCCACAAGTTGTCCGTACTTAAATGGGTCAATCTCACTCATTTTTTTAAACTTTCGGTGCGTTATATAAGTTAATAGGAGGTAGGTATAATTCGTGCCACTCAATCATAATTCTTCCTCATTAAATGGCATAATATCAATCAAGCCTTGCTGTGGATTTCTTAAGCGATTAGCAACGTTACCACCCAATGCTAAACCTCTTAATCGTTCTGCAGGTAATACTCTACCTACACGACCAGCAAGTTGTGAAGTTTCGCCTAGTAATCTTGGTGAGCTTAATAGACCACCTAAAAGAATACCAGTTCCTACAGTTGAACCAATAGCAGCAGCTGATGCAGGATTAAGAGCAGCACCTACACCACCAATAAGACCACCACTTAAAAGATTGCTTTTTACATATGGAGAAACATATTCTTGCAATGCTTGACCTGCTACTGCAGGCATAATATCTATACCAGTAGCATTTTTAAGTTGTTTAGCAACAGCAGCTTTATACGCTTGTGTAGGAACATCTTTTGTAAGTGTAAGCACCTTACGAAGACCAGCTTCAATGTTTTGTTGGTTTCCACTTCCTAATGCCATTTTTACTTCTTCTATAGCATTTTGCGTTCTGCCATAATTTGTCATAGCATCACGATATCCACCAATTTTATCTAATTCACTATTGACTGAACTTAATACTTCATTATAAACACGATTAGCATTAGGATATTGTTGTGCATTTGGCATTTCTCTACCAATACGCTTTTTAAGTGAATCAAATCCTTGAGCATTTCTGTATTTAGGTTTGTCAAATTGATTGATAAGTTTGTCAAGCCTATTAATTTTAGTAAGTTCTGTTGGATCTACTTCAGCAAGATTTCTTAAATCTCCACCAGATCTAACTGATTTTTTGCCTTCTAAAATTGTATCTTTAACTGGAGTAAAGTCTAAAGGTGTAGGATCTGCAGCCCATGTTGTTTTAGCTGCTTTATATACATCACTAGCATCTTTTTGCATAGCTTTAGCACCTGTTTTAACAGCATATGTAACATCTGTTAATGGTGTTTTACCACGCAAACTATCTGTAAATGATTTAAGTGCTGTGCCACCTTCTTTACCAGCTTGATATGCAACCTCAAATGTCTCTGGAGCTCTACGAGTAAATCCACCAGCAACTACTGGTGCAACATTAGATACTACATTTTGAACTGGAGTAAGTGGATTGGTGATTGTACCTGCACGACTTAATGTTTGAGCAGCTGCAGATGTGGGTGCAACTCTAGTAGCTAATGCACCACCACCTGTAAGGACTGTAGATAAGTCTGCTAATGCACCTACTGGATCAGATTCAATTGTCTTTAGAATATTCTCACGACCACCAAATCTTTCTTTTAAGTATTGACCAGTACCAGCTAATGCTTCTTGACCAGATTTTACAGCTTCTGGTCTTGCTTTCTTTAGAATTGATTCTGGAAGAATCTTTGTAAGTCCTCCAGTAGTTAAATTCATAAGACCTTGAAATGTTTCTGCTGGGCTAACAAATGGCTGTGCAATATTTTTACCAAATTGAATTCCACTAGGTATAATATTAGATATAGCTTTACCAGCACTAAACTGATATTCTGGTTTTTTAACAGCTTCTAACAAGTAATCAGCAGATGGAGTTACCTCTATCTCTGGTGCTTGTATAGTAATCGTATCTTTTTTTAAAGGTATAAGTTCGTAATCAGCCATTATTGTTTCTTTCTAATTAAATAAGGAACACCTCTCACAATTTTGTAGTACGCATTAGGATCAATTTGACTTCCATACTCTTGTAAAATTTTGGTAGGTAATGCAGACCCACTAATTGCGTTTTTAACTACACCTTTATCTGTACTAAATGATGTTTGTTCTTGTACACGTTCTATTGGCAAATCACCATATTGAGTTCTATAATTTTCGGTTAAATTCTTTTTAGCGTCTTTAACTTTATCTAAATATCTTGTAAGTTCAACTCTTGCTGCTTCTGGATCTAAAGATTGATCTACAGCACTTTGTGCAGAAGTAATTTGAGCACCTTCACTAACAGCTAATTGACCAAATCCAGTAGAACCTTGATCCCCTTTCATTTCCATAATAGATCCAACAAAAGATTTAGCTTTTAATTGATCTAATAATCGCTTTGTATATGCTGCATCAGATCCACTAACTGAAGAGGATACTGTTCCACCTAAACCAAAAGCCTGATTAAATCCTTTGCTATTAATAATGTCATTAATAAGTCTTTCTTGTCTATTTAAGTCTTGAATAGACTTTACTGCAAGGTTTGTATCACCAGCTTTAGACTTTTTAAGGGCAATTCTCACGTCAGATATTTGATTAGGATCGTCAATGAGAGGAACAAATTTATTACCAGTTTGTGGTTGTGTGGTAACTGGCTCTACAACTTTTTGTTGACCAACAGTAGTTTCACCTTTTGCAAATCCAGTAGATGGTGCTTGACCAGAACGTTCTTTAAGTATTTGTTGCAACATTTGTGATTGAGAAACAACAGGATCTAATGTAGTAATACCTTTATTTCTAGCTATAAAATCTGCACGTTCTGCTTCTTTTGCAAATACATCTTTGTCTGGAACTGCTGCATTAAATCTTAAGAAATCTTGTCTATCTTTTGCAGTGGCTTTAGATGGTTCAATACCTAATGCACCATAGAATGATATCTCGTCAGATTTAACTTCACCTAAAGGTCTAAATCTAGGATCTGATTTTAATTCAGCACCAATAAAATCTTTTTCAGCAAGTAAGAAATTAGCAATATCTTGATCTGAATACCCCAATTTTTTCATTTGGTCATATTTAGCAATTCTTGCTAAATTTCTACCTTTTAATTCCTGAACTTCAAGACCGCCTTTTTGAATATTTTGCATGAGATTAGCTAACTCTGTTTGAGTCATGAAGTTTTTAGTTGCAAAATCAATAGGGGCTTGTCTACCTGCAGTTGCACCTGTAAATCCACCTAAAGCAGCACCAACTGGACCTTGATTCCAATTCTGTGCAAGACCAGAAGCTAAACCAATACCAGTACCTATAAGCTGTTGTGTTTTAAGTCTTTCTTGTTCTTCATTAGATAAAAGACCTGTAATAGGACTTTGTCTTGTAAGAAAAAGAGTATCTAGTAACCCTTGAAAATCTGCCATAATTATCCTATCCTTCTTACTTGTAGTAGATTGCCAGCCATTGGACCTGTTTGACCTTGTCTAATTGGTGGGGCTTTTGCCATAGCATCTCTTAATTTTTGTTGATCTATCATTTCATTTTGTTGTCTAATATCTAATATTGACTTTGCACCACCTAATGCCACCATAGGGTTTTGTTGAACATATGATACAGTATTAGGTATAATATTAGAGCCAAAATCAGAAATTCTTTCACCTAATGTAAGTGGAGTATCTACGACCATTCTTCTAGGATCTATTGTTAGTGGATTTGGTGTAGAAGCAAATTGAGATGTTAAGTTATTGGTAAACATTTGATTTGAAGAAGACAAAGGTGCTCCAAAGCTTAAACTATCATCAGCAAGATTAGCAGGTGCATAAAAATCTTTAAATGCAATTTGATTATTTGCTGGGAAAGTAGTGCCACTAAAACCTTGAGATGCCATGTCATCAATATATGATGATGTAATTTTATCTATAGGCATAACATCGTCTACAGAATTAAGAATAGGGTTTATTGTAAGACCTGTACTAGCACCACCTATTCCAGCACCACCTGCTTGACCTAATGCAGCATAACCACCAGAACCTAGACTAGGAGCAGCAGAAGGTAATGCACTCTTAAATCCTGAAAATAAATTACCGCCAGCACCACCTAAAAGACCACCAGTAGCACCACCTAGTAATGCACCAGTCACTGGGCTTTTACCCATAGCAGCAGATCCTACAGCTCCAATAGCTGCTGGAATTAAAACCTCTGGACCAAGAGATGGTTGTAGAAAGTTTTTAATAATCCATATAGGATTAAAATACTTAAACATTATTTTCC